TTCCTTAGTTTCTTCCATGATGATGAGTCATACATTGAATTGAAAGATTTTCTTTCAATAGTTTTTTTGGCCACATAAGTATCTCGACCGCCATGCTTAATGCAAAATGTTGATAATCTCGATCGATTATCTTTGCATCCCAAGCTGGCACATTTCTGATTATGTGGACTGACTGGCATGATTATTTGCCAGGGTCTTGAATGATGTGGATTGGATTATTATCAATCCAAATATCAATATCAATTCCATGTTCATCACAATATGGTTTCTTGGCTGCACCATCAGTTAATACCACATTATCTTTGCCGATTATCTTTCCGATTGATTTATATAATTCATCGATCTCATCTGGATCGGTCGAATGTGAAACGCAAAGCAATTTATCTTTGCGCAAATAAACCAACTGAATAAATACATTCCAAAATTTTGGATCAGCTGAATATGTCTTGTGATAATCCAAAGCAAACGTCAATTTGCCTTGTTTTTTTTCTTTGACTTGAGTTGATTCTTCATCAGCACCAGCTGCATGAGCTGCTTGGCCAACTTGAACTGCTTTTTGCTTGGTATCAAATGGGCCTTGATTTCCCCACCACCATCCTTTTGAATCTTTTCTAATCGGCATGATTATCCTTAATGAGTCCAGCCATATATTAGCATCAGAGCAAACATAACGCCAATTGCAATCATTCCAAGCCACTCAGTCAATTTATATCCAAACATTTTTTCAGCTCCAAAGTTAATTTCAAACACTGTAACATAAATTTGTGAAATTTTGTGAATTGTTGTGAATCAGCACACATAATCGGTGATCAAATCAATTGCAGTTTCTGGTGATCTGGCCACATAGACCAAATAATTACGCTTTTGCAATAAAAGTCTGATTTTCTTTTGATCATGTGATTCGACACCTTCTTGGGTTTTCAATTCAATGAACAAACCGCTAAAACCATGCCTGGATTCAGCAACAAAAATGTCTGGAATGCCAGCGGTCAAACCTTCCAAAAACAACATCAATCGATTTTTGGCCGATGTTGCTGATCCATTTGGAATGGCAAAAATCAACACATCTGGGAAAAATGTGCGAATATGTTGAATCACTTTGACTTGGATTTTGTGTTCTTTCATTCCCAAAATTTTTGGTTTTTGGGTGTTTTTTTCTTGAATAGTGTGCATCTGTTTTTTATCCCAAGTATGTATGTCTGACCAGCTTCACATTTTAAATACCAATTCTTTGACACAAAATGCTCGCATTCATCACAAAAAATGCGGTCATCAAAGTCATCTTTTTCGCCATTCCCTAATTCATCTTTATCCATAATTCTAAACCTTTTGTACTATTGGTTCCCATTGGTTCCCATTGGTTCCCGATTCCTCGGAACCGATACCAATAGTACCACTTAGGTACTATTGGTTCCCCATATTTTTCCTTAGGGGAACCAATGGTTTGGGAACCAATTGAATTTAATCATTTTGTATTACCATCAAAATCCATTGGTTCCCGACAAATTGGGAACCAATGAAGTCCGTTTTGCACCGACTTTTAATTCAGCTGGCAGATCAACTTCCATGATTGAACCATCATCAATCAGAGCATCGATGATGGCTCCAATTTCCTCGGTTCGGCCAGACACCAAATTCCTGACCGATCGTTTGGTCGGATATTTACCAGCTGCAATCTCTGAATTCAAAATGTCGATGATTTCCGTTTTTCTGGATTGTTTGGCTGATTCCATCTTTTCTTCTTTGGCCAATTCTTTGGCTTCGATCCGCTTGGACTCCATCGACTTGGATGGAATGGCCCAGCGCACTGACAACTCAACTGGCCCACGCAATGGATCGGTCACAAACTCAGTATAAATGTTGGTTTCAAATGCAACTTCATCAAAATCAGCCTGGTATCGATGTTTCCCAAGTTTTAAGAATCTTTCCTCAAGTCCATCCTCTTGAAATAGGTAAGCCACACAATTGGCATCACCTTCCCATGCTCCAGCCCCCCTGGCACTGAAATCCCTGACATCTGCACGCTTTAAAGCCTTTGGTGTATGGGTAACCACCCAAACTGGAAATCCTCGCCCTATAAGCCCTTCTTTGATGGCACTGATGTATTTGGCAATCTCAGCATTGTCATTTTCTGATTCCACGTTAAATGACGCTGATGCCGTGTCAATGACGATCAATGGCTTGATCTGAGCATCGTTTCCTGAATAGTCTTTAAACACTGTCTCATGCTTGGCAGCCAAAATGGCCAATTTGGCAATATCTGACGCACTGGATCGCTTGGTGGCCACAACTTTGAACCAATCGGCAATCTCTGGCCATCCAAACTCAGAATCGCCATGAGTGCGCCTAATTCGCTTTTGTAGGGCATATTGAATGCGCTGGACCTGTCCAGTGTCCTCGCTTAAATAAATCACTTTACGTCTGATTAACACGCCCACATTTGAAAAATGGCTGCTAAATCCAGCCACTTGCATGGCCAATGGGACAATCGCTGATGTTTTTCCCACGCCTGGTGCGCCAGCAATCAACGTCAATCCATCTGCCAAAAACCCATCAATCACCCAATTTGGACTGGTCAATACAGTCATTGGGTCGATTATTCGGCTTTCCCAAATATCCTTGATAATAATCTCACCAGTTTCAGAATCAATAATCCTGTCAAAATCTCCACTGCTTGGATTATTAACAAAATCATCTTCAGGATTATTGAAAGCACTAATTTCGCCTTGAAAACCATGATTTTTTGCCAGTTTTAATAATTGTCTAATGCCAATTCCATCATCTTTTTTAAATGATTCCCACTTGGTTGACATAATAAATGGGTCATATTTATCTGATTTTCTGGACCATTGATCCCACAACTCAAATCCCAATTCAGCCAGCTCTTTTTTCAATATCATGCCAACTGAAATCCAATCGGTATAATCATCAGCATCGATGAATGATAATAATAATTTGACATCATCAGATTTGGAATTGGATGGCATTTGATCCATGATGTTGACCTCGAGCAATTGGCCACAATAATCCCAGTCTGTTAAAAGAATGTTTTTCTTTTGGCCAGTAAATCCTGAAAAGAATTCAATTTGCCTGTTTTCAGACAATGTAATGCATTTAGGGATTTTGTTCCTTTGCATCAAAACCCAATAATGCGCACCATGGCCAGACAATGATGTCTCATAGGCTGCCCCAAGTTTATTGAGATAAGTCATCAGCACCAGCTGCTCTGTATGTGGCTGATAGTCTTTGGCATTCTTCCAATCGAGATCGATGCAGACCAAAAATAAGTCTGACTGCACTTCAAATGGTTTTAATAGAGACAATCCCACATAGGGATGGCTCAGAGCCTTGGCTTGGTCATATGTGCCCAATTTGCCAGATGTGGCAGCTTCTGCAATGCCCATCACGCCATCAATGCCCACTGGCCGTTTCTGGTCTGTAAAACCGCAAAAAATGGGTTTATCACCAAATTGCATCCAAAATGGATGTTCAGTGTCGTTTTGTTTTATAATGGTTTCGGCCATTTCTTTCCTTTGAGGGTTTGTAAGGGTTAAGGGCAGCTTTCACCAGCTGCCCTTTTTTTATGTCCACTGATCTGCCATTGCTTTCGCAATGCCGTCAAATGTTTTTGCTCTATTTTTTTGACGATCTTTTCCACCTTTGTTGAACCAATTCCCAGGCACTTTTGTGCTTTCAGAATATCCAACAATGTCAGTTGGCATCAGTGGAGGCAAGTTTTTCAACCAAAGACAAGTTTTTTTCTTGAATCGATGGCCATATTCATATGGTTGAATTGCTTGGGTATAGGATGGTAATCCAAAAACCTTGGATGGAATAGGATTTTCAACTGCAATTTTTTCAATTGGTGCATCAAATAATTTCATAAAAAATTCTTTTGCTTCCAATCCTTTTGCCAATCTTTCTGGATTAAGTACACTTTTTGGGTACAAAAATCTTGCACCAGCATTGGAAATGTAAGTGCATGGGGGATGGGCAATCATCATGTCCCAGCCATCGTATAAGACATCCATGATGTCCCCTTGATAGTGTGGGCCTGGTACGTCTGTGGGCAATATATCGCATGACATTGCATCATGGCCTTTGGCAATAAATGCATCTCTTACAGTCCCTGAATATTCACACGCAATCAATATTTTCATTCTTTGATCCTAGTGAGTGATGGGGCAGAATGGGTTTCGATGATAGCACCATCGGGAATCTCAATCTTCAACTTTTTAACTGCAGCTGGTGTTTTCAGCTCATAAGCCTCGGCTGGCCAGTCGTGTTTAAACTCTGGATTCCATTTGGTCATCCTTCGGCCAGCCTGAAGTGACCAGCCTTGGATTTCACCGCCATTGCCCAAATACTGTTTTGCAGCATCTTGTACAGACTCAGCCCATACTTTGCACAATTCTGCTTTATCCAATAGCTCATGCATGGTTTTGGTGGTCTTTTCAAAATCAATTTGTGCAGCTTTGACTGCAGCATCTTTGATGGATGGGCAAATGGCTTTGGCTCGGCAGTATTTGCATTGTTTTGGCCCAGCAATTTTTGGTGCAGTTGGCTCATTGGCCATCTTGGCAATGATGATCAACTCCTCCTCAAATTTTTCCATGTCATCGAATGAGACATAGTATGGTTGGCAATTGTTGTGTGGCTGAAAGATGTGCAAATATATGTGTGTGACTCTGATGTCTTTTTTGATGCACATCATCAATGCGCCAAGTGCATACATCATCAGCTGCTTATTGTTGGCTGGATCAACTTTGATTCGGCCAGTTTTTAAGTCCACCACATGAAGTGCATTGTCGATCACAAACACTGCATCAGCAGTGCCTCCCAAGTCTGGATGAATCCTTGACAAATGTGGAGTCAAATTCAGCTCGAGAAAAATAAACCTGGCTGCAGCTGATGCCTTTTTAAGATAGGTCACATAGTCAATGGCAATTTGTACCATCTCGGCATCAAATTCATTGTAATCAATGGCCATTTCATTCCACATCATGTCGGCCAATTCATGGATGCTCGTGCCACGTTGTGCAGCTGCATTGGTTGGATTGGGCAAATCTTTCTCGAGCAAATATGAGCCAGGGCAGAGAATGATTCGCTCAAGTTTGGATGCTGATATTGGTGCGTGTGTTGTCATGTTTAATTCCTTTGGTTAATGGGTGGGAGTCAATTTGGTCGTTTTCTTAATGAGGCAGAAACCAGAAAAATTCCCCAAATCCGACATCCTTGATTGTCTGGTTAACCTCCCAAAACTTTATTTTGATAATATTGGTCTTGCCAGACAGAACATAAGCCATGTTGTCCAAAATCACTGGCTTTGGCCGATACTTGGACCGCTTACGCATTTTTGTTTCCTTTCACGTTTATCGATATAACCGCACCAACATTTTTGGTTTGGCATAAGAATTTTTGGTTGTGCTTTAGGTAATCTGATTGTGCAATCAGGGCATGGCATACCAAGCCTTTGCCTGCGTTCTTTTTTGTATTCTTTCCATTCATTAAATATTTCAGCCATATCACCCATTACTTTTTCCCCTTGCTCGGATGGCTTTTAAAACACGATCAGTCAACGCTTTATCTGCGCCAAGTAATGCAAGACCAGCCGTATTTGCACACGCCTCACGTTCTTTTTCTGCTATCAATGTGGCAAATCGTTCAAGTGCTTTTGGATGCGTTGCTAAACAACTTGGTAAATTTGCCTCTCTAGCCATTTCTATGATTTCTTCGTTAGTCATTGCATTGGCCTCCATTGTGTCCTCGGCTCATTGCAATGCTTGATATAAAAATGAACTAAAAATGCAAATACTTGCACATAGGTCATTTTCACACCACTGTCTGCAGCCAATTTGTCTCTGATCAAATCAATTTGCTCTGGCACATACAAAGTTATACGTTTGGTTTTGCTCATTGCTCATTTTCCCTTTTAGTGATTTCATCTTGAATGTACCAAATCGCCTTTTTTAAATCCTCAATGGCATCTTGCTTGAGGTCACACCGCCAAATGTATTTGACTGCATTACCCAAGTTAAATCCCATGTGCCTGGTGATCTCGATGCACTCGATGCCTGATGGATGATCAGTGTAATGTGGTGGATGATTGATCAAATCGGGTTTCTTTTTCATCTGTTCTTACTCCTTAATTTGGCTTCAATGGCTCGGGCAAAAGTCATGTCTGTCCAAGGGCCAGTCCAATCGCGCTTGTACCGTAAACTATTTACTTCCTCATCCGTCAGTCCTACCCATTCACGCTTACGCAAAGCCCTCAAGATATGAGGCATGGCAGGGTTAAAGTTAAAGTTACCTTCTTCAATCATGCGGTCAGCATCGGGATGCCAAATAAACTGACCGTCCTGTGTGACGCGCAGCACTTCGTTGTCCATCAGCTTGACCTCTAAAGGAAAAGTCTCGTCTGTGTTGTTGATACCTAAGCTCATGTATTTTTCTCCTTTAAAGAGGCTTGCGTTGTGCGTACAACGCTTATCAAAATTACTGCATCAGATACAGTAACTCCTTCAACATGAGCAAAGCATTCCCGAATCTCCTCATCCGTCAGTCCTACCCATGTGCGTTGTGGTGCAACATAATTTGGACCCGCCATGTGTTCGTGGAATTGCTCCCACGCCACAGGCTCATCTTTTGTTTCTAGTTCTAACCTAGATTTTTGATCGTACAATCCAAGCAAATAGGAATTTCTGTCTAATAGTCCTTCTTTTGTTTCTAGTGCTTCTTTAATTGCAATGATGGCTTGGTCAATTCCAGCATTCACTTTATCAGCCCCACAGTTGCACTCGTCGCCCTCAGAATCATTGGCGCATCCATCTTCATGCTTAGGGCATGAATACCATGTGTCCTCGCAGTAATGATGCGTTCTACGATTGCTTCCCAACGCCTCCAATGCAAGTTGTAATGCTTCATCTTTAGTCATGCTGCAGTCCTTTCATTGGTTGGTAATTTCTTTTTCTCTTTGGTCAAATAACGCTCAAGTAAATCTTGAAATCGGTCAATCAATTCCCAGTTGACATCCTCGGGTTTTGATTCGACAAGATGATCGATGATTCTTGCTGCTTGTTTTAAGAGTATTTTTTCCATAGGATTAAATGATTTGGTTAATGACATTTTGTTTTTTGAGGATTTTTGAAAGAATGGTGTGATCCAATGAATTGGAAATTGTGAGCAAATAAATGAGTGGAGCCGATCCAGTTTTATTGATATTTTCCACTCTGGAACTGGCTTGCTGCAGAGCTGATGTTTGCCATGTGGCCTCAACAAAAATAACTGTATCGGCTGCAGATAGGTCAATCCCTTCTTGACACGCTGCCAAATTGCCAATGAATAGTTTTGTTGTGCCATTTTGAAAGTCCTCAATGAGTTTTTGTCGTGCAGCTGCTGGTGTGTCTCCTGTGATGATTGATGGTTTGTGATCTTTAAGAATGGTGGCCAATTGATGCACCACATCTTTGTGATGGGCAAAAACGATCACTGGCTCATCGGCCAACTTGGACTCGATGAACTCTGCAGCTGGCTTGACTTTACGCATTCCAGCCTCTTTCATTACCTCTGATAAACCCTCAAAAGCTAGCATAGGATTTGGGTGTTCGATCAATGCATCAGCGTTGAATTCTTTTTCACGCTTATCAATTGGCAGATCAAAGGTGATCAGTGAAGTGATTGGCTGCTGGTAATTGGTAAAAATATCAGCTTTTGTGCGTCTGAGCATTACTGGCTGCATGATGGATCGCAGCTCTGGCAAATTACTGGCTCCTGACGTATCCAGCCCCCATGGTGCATTCCATAATTTGGCATATCGCAAACCAAAGTCATACCAGCCCCCCCGATAGACTCCCAGGCCATGCAGCAGTGGCCACAACTCAATGGGTCTGTTTGGTATTGGTGTGCCTGATAGGGCATAAACTCTGCGGATGCGTTTCATCCATTTGAGTGCAGCAATGGTGCGTATGGTTTTGGGGGATTTGATTCTGTGGCTTTCATCCAGCACCAGAGTTTGATATTGGCCAAGCTCATTGAGTGAGCCTAAAACATCATAATTGATGATGGTGACCCCATCATTTCTTGCATTCTGTGCACTCACTTTGCCATTGACAACTGTGACGTTTCCATGGTAGCCAAGTTTTTCAAATGCAGCTTTCCAGACATTTTTCACA